TTACAGATGCCGGCCCACGAGACTGCCGATCAGCACGCCCAAGGCCAAAGCTACGATGCCTCCGAGAACCGCTTTGATCTTCACGGCCCTTTCACGGGCTTCCGCCGCCAGCGCCCTGTCCCTCCAGGATTGCACCAAGGCGTCGCAGCTCTCCGAGAGCCGCTTGAGCTTCGTCTCCAATCCGGCTTGCAAGGCCAGAAGCGCCGCTACTTGCCTCTCGGCTTCGGCCGAGTGCGTCTGCCAGTTCTCCAGCTCGCTCCTCAGCGCTTCGGCTTCTTTCCTCTGCTGCCCGAGCTCGTTCAAGAGCTCTTTCGCCCGCTGCTCGTTCTGTTCGGAGCTCTGCCGCAAGCTGCCCAGCTCCGTCTCGAGCCGCTGCGAGTAGGCGGTTATACTCAGCAAGCGCCGCTCGATGGAACTGATCAGACTCTGCGATTCGCCGCTCCAGCTTGGCGCGGTCCCGGCGAGCAGGAAGAGCGAGCACCAGGTACACAGCGCTCGTGCCCACCAGGAGCCCGAGCACGAATGCCGCCAGAAAGTGACTGACACGCACCTATCCCTCCTTCGCTCCCCGCGACTCGATCCAGCGTTTCACTTCCGGGCCCGCCGCGGCGATCGCCCCCTGTCCGCCGATCAGGACGGTGAGCAGCGGGAGCGCCTGGAGGAACATGCCCATCCGGCCAGGGAGGATATAGAGGCAAACCGTGAAGGTGACCAGCAGATATGCCACCTCGAAGACCCAGGCCTTCTGTAACAGGTCCAGTGAGTCCAACTTCAGGTTCCTCCTTCCCCTGCCGCGTACTCGGCTGGCCACAGGACCTTGGGATCCAGCCGCTTCCAGGTGTGGAATCCGCACGGATGCAGCTCATAGTGAATATGCGGGCCCGATTCATGCCCCTCCGTGCCGACGAACCCGATCTTTTCCCCTTCCACTACCTGGCGAGGGTCCACCAGGTTGAGGTAGGCCCGGACCCAGCGGTTATAGGTCGACTTGTGCTTCTTCGCGGTGTATTGCTTGCCGGAGGCCTCCAGGAGGCGCATCAGGTCGTCCAGGTTTATGTGGCAGAACACGTGGGTATATGTCCTGCCGAATAGGATCAGCAGGCAGCCGTAGGTATCGAGGTAGTAATTAGAAAACCAGTAATCATTGCCATCCGGCCAGGCCCACCAGGCGCTGTCTTCAGGGCCGCTGCGTAGAATGGCATGGTAGATCAAAAAGCCTTCCTCGGGCGCGAAAATGGCGGTGCCTTCTGGGCAGCCGATGTCCCAGGCCTCATGCCGGCCGATGCGCGTGTCGCGAGGATCATTGAAGCGTGAGCTCAGTTTCCATTTGTCCCGCACCGGAAAAAACGTAGTTCCCCTCCCAGATTACTCATCAGCGCGTATTATCTCGGTCACGTTGGCATTCCTATGATATGCCCGTCGAGCTTGGCCTCAATGCGTTTCACCGCCTCGAGGAGATGCTTCACATCCGCCTTGATCTCTCCTGTCATCACATCCCGTTCATGCGAAACATCCTCCAGGAGGCGAATCTTGGCATAGGCGCGCTCGAGATCTTTCTGTAATTGTTCAACGGTCTGTATATGCTTGCCCTCCTCTATCGCGGTTTTCCGGCGCGCCACGATGAAGGTCACAATTGCCAGCACGCTCACGATCAAGGCAACCATGGAGGCAATATCGCTAAAAATGGGCATGACCCTTCCTCGATATTCGCGATGCCTTGGTGGACATTAGTCCCTTCTCCTCAACACGAAGTTTAATGCTCCACGAAGCAAATCCTTCGTGATTCCATAAACACGCATCGTGATGGATCCGAGCCATGTCTCGTGGGCTCGATTTATTTCAATGGTTAAATCATCCAGAAGCTCCAGCTCGATATGACTGATCGGGACGTCTACCTCTACCATTTCCGGGATCTGTGCATACTCAGCCAGCATGTTGGTCGCGAGTGCTTCCGCATCTGCCAGGCTATTAAGCAACGTCTGGATCTCGTGCCGCCTGGATATTCCATATGTATTGACCATGTTCGCCTCTTGGCTTGCATCGACATGAAGCAGATCCACATTCTCGCTATAGTCGTGGTCGTATCCGATAACGACGGTGCTGGCAAATTGATTGTTCGGAAATGAGAGCTTGGGCTTGGAGAGGAACTCCTCCTTAGGTATCGATTCCAGGACGGACGTCACGCGATGCAGGTAGCGAAAAGTGAACTTTCCGTTCGCCTTAGCAAACAGGATTCCATTCAAGGACTGGCAGATCTGGCCTACGATCGTCTCGATGGCGGTTGATTCCGGGACGAATATCTGAATATTCGGAGCGCTTGCGAGCGCCGCCGCGAATTCCGCCTGGTCATAGTTGTCGCTGGTATAGGCGATATTTGCATAGCTGGCCAGGAGATCCTTCACGACCTCCAATGCGTTCTCGATCAAGGACCCGCCCGATTCATATCCTCGGAGGTCCGCCGTCACCTCATCATCGGGCGAGTAGTCGGCAGGCGGAAGGTCGAAGGTCGCATTAGCCAGGCTCACGTTTACTGGAATCTTCTCTACCCCCTCTACGCACACGGCATCGATGCCCTGGATTCCGTGAAAGGCGGTGTCGCACAGCTTGAAGTGGTAATATGATGGGGAAGTCTCGTCTTCGTTGGTGCAGATCACCGGTACGTTGTCGCAGTATCCATAGGCCAGTGGGATCCTGCGGTTCGCATTCTCGGCCTTAATATACGGATAGCTGACTGTGTCGAAGATGTTGGGTGGTACGGATCTTGAAAGGCGCTTGCGTTTATCGTTGACTTGGAGGTTCAGAGTTTCATAGTCGAGCCAGAACTCTTCAATGAGACCCGAATATTGCAGCCTGAACTCAGAATATGGAGCTTCCTCTTCACCGTATAGGATCTTGATTACTTGCCCATAAAGCTTCAGCGCGACAATGTGGTCATAGGCCCCATCCTCGTTTCGGATCTGTATCTCACCTCCCCCATACCCGAGAACCCCGTAGTACATCGGATCCGTCTCGACGGCCAGAGGAGCACAATCCCGCAGCCGCGACTCGTACAGCATTCCTTCGTAATGGCCGGCCTTATTGGCGATATTGATTTGCACGCCCAACAGAATCGTCGAGAATGCCCACGGCGGCTGGAATCCGTTGAAGTGGATATAGAGGACTCCTTGACCCGTCTCCCACAGGAAGCTTTCGTCGGTGGACCGCAGATTGGCCATGCTTGTGACTTCACTGTACAAAGAGCCGTTGACGATGACCGATATGATCTGGGCGGAAGGTTTGCCATTGCCTACCGGACCGGAGCATGCCTGCTGATGGCAGCCATAGCAGAATGCTCCGTTCTGGTAGCTATATTCCGTGTCGGCGTTCACGAAGTAGTCATAACGCCAGATCCCCGGCTCCGCGTTGAGGAAGAACGAATGCGGGTCGCTGGATCCGAACTCCACCAAGACCACCTTTGAGGAGATCGGCTTCTGCTTGAACTCCCCGAAGCTCATCGCTCGTCGATCGCCTTATACCCGAAGTCGTCGATTGGCGTGTCCACCTCCAGCACGTCCGAGGCCAGCGACCGACCCACCGGGATCAGTTCGCCCGAGTGCGGGTGGATTTTGCCCTCGTAGATCGACCAACCATACTCGCACCCGGCCTTCAGTCCGCTCAGCCCGTCGATCACGCCCCGGATCACCGGCCGCACCACATCGCCCGCCAAGTGGTCCCGGTCGGTGAAGCCGAGTAGACGCGGCACGTAGTACATGTGGAACCGCTCCTTGCCCGCGTTGTCGTCTTGCAGCGAGAACGCGAGCCGCCCATCATGCGAGTGGTCCCACCAGGCAGGCCCGGCGTTGATCGACACCTGCGCGTTATATTCCATCCAAAAAGCCACGGGGCGGATTTTGCCATCACGCACCTGCACGATCCCCGCCATCTGGTCCACATGCGAGGCCGAGCTGTAATAGCAGTCCATGGGGGCGGTCCAGGCGTACAGGCCGTTATGGAGCTTTTCGATCAGAAACCGCTGGCCGTTACCCACGTTCGACTCCGCCGCGGAGACCACGAGCTTGTCCCGGCGGAAGAAGTAAGCGCTGATCAGGTCGATGCCGATGGAATCGATCTCCCATCTACCGCCGCCACCGGACGCGCCGACGTTGATCCCGGCCACCAGGGAGAACGGACCCGCCGGGGTGGCGTGGACCTGATTATGGACGTCGGTGCCGATCCCCGGGTTCGGGCCCTTGGTCTGGAGGCTGGTGTTCTCCAGCTGCCACCACAGGTCGCGCTTGATCACGGTATAGGTGTAGGTCGAGATGTCGTACTCGATCACCCACCCGCCGCGGTAGACGATGGAGGCGTCGGCCCCGATGAACCGGTACAGATCCGTGCCCATCTTGATCGGGTCCATCATGCCGAAGGCATAGAAATTGCCCGCCCCCGAATCTACCGCCTGCGGCGTGCCGCGCAGCGTGTAATTGCCCGAGCCATCATGTTCGTAGACGCGGATCGAGGGCGTCCCGACCGAGGCGGCCGTGATCATCCACAGCCAGTTCGCCTTGTCCTTGAAGGCACGGCAAATGGTATTCGATGTGCCGCATGAGCCGAAGCCCAGAGCCACCGCCGAGCCGACCTGGGCGATGTTATAGTCGCTGGTACGGAACCGGTAGGTGAGCAGCCAGGAGTCGGGCGTGCCGGTGGTGAGCGTCTGCAGCAGGAAGAAGTCGATCTCCGTGCCCGAGTGGTTCTGCAGGAACCCGATCGCGAGGCAGTGCTTGAAGTTGCTCGCCCCGCTCCACACCGTGAGCGTCGAGCCGCACTGCGTCCAGGCGGTCGACCCCCACACGTGCTCGTAGATGCGCAGCCGCGAGTAGTAGGTCGCGCCGATCTCTGAGATCGTGCAGGCCCAGAAGTTCTTCCCGAGGTAGGCCATGCGCGGGTAGTAACTCTGATTATTCCATGGCTGCAGCACCACCCCCGCCTCCTTGAGCACGTAGTCGGAGCCGGTGCCCCAGTGCTGGTGCAGCGCGAGGATCGGCTGGCCCCGGGCCACGTTGCCGCTCAGGGTGACCGGATCGCCCAGGATTGCCTTGATCGGCGGGTGCCCGTCGAGCGACAACACCCGGGACAGCAGCTTGGTGCGCCCCTTGATCTCGGCCCCGTCCTGATACAGCCACTTGCACACGTAGCTACCGGCGGCCGCCTTGTGCACCCCGCCCACGAAGCGGTCGTTGCCGTCGTAGTAGCCGCGCTTGGAGGCCGAATAGGTCGGCGCCATAGTGGTGAAGACGGCCATCGCCGAGGAGCCGGAGATCGTGATCTTGATGTATGCCTCGCTCCCCACAGAGATCCCCGCCCACCCGCTGATTGACTCGTCGGCCAAGAACACCGCCACCTGGCCGTTCACGTCCACAGTGGAGCCGGCGGCGATCTTTGGCTCGTCGTCATTTTCGAAGTTGGTGAGCGTGATTCGATTGAAGCCGGCCTGCATCTTCTGCACGATAGATGGGAAGTCCTGCCAGTTGGCCGCCCCGTTGAGTGGATAGGATAGAACCGTGCCAGCCATCAGCCTTCCTCCTCTATTTCGCCTCTAGAAAAGCAATCTCCAATTCCCACAGGAGCCCACCTTCTTGAACTTTCCGCCACTCCAGTTTGTCTTGGTCAATTCGACAGTAGATCGGCCTCTGCACATCCAGGGAGTTCTCCCAGACGGCTAGAAACACCGGCTTGATGTTTTCAACCTCCGCCCACATCGCATTGATCGCCTCCTTTTCTTCCTGCTCGATCAATGGAAAGGCGAAGACAGGCGCCAGGAACATGTATCCTCGCTCTCCATAAACCTGGCCTGATAGAGAGATCGAGGCGCGCGAAGTAGAAACCCTCGGCAGGTTGAAATTCGGCTCTATCGGCGGCATCTGCAAGATGGTGCCCAAGCCGAACCGACCGATGCTAATGTATCCATCCGGGTTGCTGTCGTCATCCAGATAAAACCGCCAGAACCGCTTGGTGGTTTCTGCAAAAAACACGATCATGATGCCTGCATCCCAGGCAATCGCCTGATCCAGATCAGGGGCCGTCCAAACATTCGTCGGATGCGCTTGGATCTTCACTATGGCTCCGCTGCTCAGGTTGTGGGCCGCGATGACAGCGCAGGAGGACGTGATTGTTTGGCCGGCGCCGGCGTCAATCATATAGTATTCGTTCGACAGACCAACGGTTCTCCAGGGTGAACTTAAGTGAATGTTCTTTACATTGACTGCTGGAAAGTCTGCCTGCTGCGAGCTGTAGAGCGGATCGTATTGATCTACTTTATTATCCCATAGGATTCTCATTGCTTCAGAGCTCCCCGGCTCACCAGGATCCGCCGGTTATCGATTTCTTCCTCCACGAATGCGTTGAACTCCCGACTCCCGATACGCAGAATCATCCGCGAGGGAAGGACTGGGCCGACCGCTCCGAATTGTTCCTTGGGCGTGATCTGTACCCGCTCGCCGCTCTCCGCCAGCATCGGAAAGCTGTCATTCGGATAGCCCGGAGGAACGATGAAGTCCGCGCCACTAGCAAACTTGGGGATGGGCTGAGAGCTAATTACCGCGATCTGCGCAGCTCCTAAAATTCCAGCTAGGGCCGCCATGGCCAGGCCGACGGGGATAAAGGGCTTGGTCTGCAGCGCGCTGATTACCGCATTGGCGGTACCAGTGATCGCTGAAAAAATCGCTCCACGCTTTTCAGCCTCCGCAGCCTTGGTCTGCAGTTCGCTACGGCGAGCCTCCATCTCCTTATCCAAGCCCTCAAGGGCCCTCGCCCGCTGATCCTCATCCGCGATGTTGGCCTCGATCGCCGCCTTCCGGCTCTCATACTCGTTGTCGAGCTGGATCTCCCGGTTCCGAATCGACTGGCTGACGATCGAATCGATGGTGCTGAGGCTGGAAGTGACAGCCGAAGAAATCGTCTCCCAGTCGGTTTTCACTTTTTCCACCGATGCGGTTGATGCGTTGCCCAAGGCGACCCATCGCTCCGCCATCTGTTCGATGCCTTGCTGCAGGGGATCCAGGGCTTCTTCTACGGTTTTTGCAAACGGATCGAATCTCCCCTCCAGTCCTGCAATGTTGGAAGCCAGGTTCCAGGCCTGCTCCGCGGCCTTCTTTTCCATCTCCGCAAAGGTGCCTAGCACCACTCCTGCCCGGACCCAGCGTTCATTCATCGCCTCGATGCCGGCATGCAAAGCGGTCTGCCTTTCCTCATCTGCCTGCTGTTGGGCCTTAGTCAGAATAACGTCGGCGGTCTTCACTTCCTCCATCCGCTTCAGTTCTGCCCTTTCTTCCTGCAGGAACTTGATATTCTCCGCCGCCTGCCTGAGCCGTTCTTCCGTTTGAGCTAGCTGAGCTTTGCTTGCCTCCAACTGGCTGGCGATCGTGGTGATCTGTGTGGTATAGGCCGAGGTTCCGGCTGTGACTTTCTTGGCTTCCGCATCATAAGCCCGATGCAACTCGTTAACCCGCTTTTCCAGCTGGTCGCGTAGCTGCAGGTCCGCAAGATTGCTCTTACGCTGAGTCGCCAGGGCCTTATCCACCTCATATACCGTGGAGGCCTCTCCCTTTAGCGCTCGATTCAGGTTGCGTTTGGCCACCCATGTTTGCAGCGTTACCGTGAGAAATGAAGTCATCTCGCGTATGGCCGGAGCCAGGAACTCCAGAAGGGCTTTGCCACCCTGCTCCTTGATGTCGGCCATCACGTTGTTGAGCTGTTTTAAGGCCCCCGTATTCGTCTCCGCCATGCTCCGGGACATGCCGCTGAACTTTTTCTGCAGCTCTTCGATCAGCTGCGCGAGCTTTACGGACTTCGGTGCGGTGGCGTCGATTTGGACTCCGTAGCGCCCGAGGCTGTTGGTCGTGCTGCCCAGGGTCTTGCCGACCAGCGAAGCGGCCTGCTCGAGGTCCAGCCCCATGGCAGAGGCGAAATCCTGCACCAGGGGAGTGAGCTGACGCAGGCCTTTTTCATCCAGATCGCCAAGCTGCTGAAGCATGGCCATGGCTGAGATCGTGGCCTCATCCCCATAGGTGGTGACGGATTGCAGCTGGCCGGCGTAATCATACAGCGCTTGGGTGCTGATCTCGCCGACCCTGCCGGTCGTCTTGATGGCCGATTGCAGCTTGGCTTCGGCGATCTCCTGCCTCGAATAGGTATCGATCAGGTCTTTAGCGATGCCGTTTAGTTTCTGAAAAACGATTGCGGCGCCCCAAAGGCCGGCCGCGGAACTGATGAACTTCGTGAAGTTCTTGACTTGCTTCTCGATTCTGTTGATGGCTTTGCGCGCGTCGGCATCGTCGCCGCGAATCATCAGCAGCAAATCACCCAGCAGCGTGGCCATGGCTCACCTTATGATCTTGCCCATCCGCAGTTTCTTGATCGCCGCCAGATCCGGCTTGTGGGGATCCGCCAGGAAGACGGACCGCCACATCTCCGCGGGCATCTGGAACAGGTACATCTGGATCTGGGCCCAGGACAGCTCCCGCAGCAGGTAGTCCGGGGTGGCCCAGGGATACCAGTGACCCAGCACGGCGAATAGCCGCTCAAGATCTATCCTCCAGCTCCTGGTTTGGGGTGCTCTTTTTTTTTATCCCGCTCCACGGGTTTACCCAGGGTCGCCGCGGCGATGAACTCCAGGATCTGCTCCACGGAGGCGTTATCCAGAAGCCAGGCTTTATCCAGGGGATCTCCGGAAGCCTTGGTGATGAGGAGGATGAGCTCCACCGCCTCCTCGATGATCGCCCGGCTGTTTTCCGGCTTGAGATTCCTCAGCTTGTCCCGCAGCTCATCCGCGCGGAACACGACGATCGCCGGCACCTTGGCGACGTTGACCGGCCGGCCGGCCAGGATGATGGTCTTGGGTTCGGCGACCAGGGTATCGAGATTGACGAACTCTCCCATTAGGCTAAGCTCTGCTCGTCCACGATCTCGTAGAGCTGCTCGCCCTTGGTCCGGGAGGGGTCGATCTCCCCGACCAGGTTGATGCCCACCACCATGGCGTCATCCGCGTTGTCGTCCGGGAACGGGATCGTGAGCCCCGCGCCGGTGTTGGCGTAATACACGGCGATCGTCAGGTTCTTTCCCGCCTCATTCGTGTTGGTCAGCCGCACCACCCGGGGGCTCATGGTGAACTTGCCGCCGCTGGTGAGCTTTTTGGAGACATTGGGGGTGTAGTTGTAGTCGACCAGCACCTCCTGACCGTCGCTGATCCCTCCACCGGCGATACGCGCGATGCAGGTGTAGCCCGCCGAATCCACCCCGACGATGAAGTCGGTGTTCCGCATGTAGGTTGGTGTCCCGCTGAGGTGAGTCACGACGATCGAGGAAACCTCGCTACCGTTGCCGTTCTTGTTGGCTAGGCGCACGAAGTTAGTCCCGGTGAGGGTCACGTGCTCGTCCGTGACCGGCGTAGAGGACCCGGAGACCGTCGAGTACACGTCGATCCCGCCGCGCAGCTTATCCGCGGATTCCAGGTCCCACTCCAGCCAGTCGGCGCTGATGGCCACCTTCTGATTCCGGATTCTCCGTTCCAGAACCCCAGCGTTGCCGCTTTCCACCTTGAGCTCTTCCCAGCTTTCGGCGATCTGCACGTTGCGCAGGGCCCCCAGATTGATCAGGGAGCCAAGCGAGGAGCCCACCTCGAACTTGGCGCTCCCGAATCGGACCGCTTCCGGTCTCTGTACGGTTGTCTGTGCCATGCTTATTTCTCCTTCCGCATGATTGCCTTATTTCGACCGGCTCCTGGGCTTCTCTACCGCTTTCGCCCAGCCGGCCTGAATCCAGGCCTTGGCGCGCTCGGGATCGAGCACCCGCACGTCGCCTTTCTTATTGCTGTTGGTGTCAACCAGCAGCTCCACCGTGATCGGCTCATTCATGCTCCACCTCCTCCTCGTAGCCGTAGAGTCTTTCCACCCTCAGCAGGCCCGATGAAGGCGGAACAGAATACTGAATTCCCAGGCCCTGGCAGATCCCGAGAAAGAACTCGCACCATTGGGCATCGGGCCCAGCATAGAGGTGGATTTCCTCGAACTTCTCCCGGATTGCCAGGGCTATCATCCAGGACTCCGGACAGGCGAAGTAAAACCCGAACTCCTTGATGATCTCTTCTTTCGGATATGGGGTACTGGCCGGGATCCCTGGGATCGGCCGCTGCATGAAGACGGGGATCCGGGTCTGGGTTTGAAGCCAGCGCCGATAGCTCTCCGGCGCGACGTCCTCGGCCCGGAGGAAACGCAGCTCGAACCATCTGCGTAGCTCTACCAATCGCTCGATCGGAGGCGGAGCTCCGAATGCTTCTCCCGTTGCCCAGATCTCGAATCCGGGGTCATAGAAGGGCTCCCACTCGCAAAGGAGCTCCGGGCGGGAAACGATCGCCACCCGTTTCATGACCCCTCCCGGTGGATGAAGTAGATTTCCACCAGGGCGTTCCATAGGTTGGTCTGCGGGTCCTGGTAGGGCCGGGTGTCGTTGTCGGCTCCCTGTTTCACGATCACGCCTTCCGTCCCGCCCATGACCCCCTTATAGCGGGAAAAAAGGTTTCGGATGATCCGGGCGATCGCCTTGGCCTGGTCGGGCTGCTCCGCCCAACAGGAAAACTGCCAGCGCGGCCTGCGGAAGGGAAGCTGCGGGATCGGCGGGTCGGAGATTTGCTGATGCTCCACAAAGGGGGATTCGGTGCCTTGCAGCGCTTTCCCGTAATAAACGCGATCATCGACCAGTGCAGCAAGTTCGGATGAATCTTTTAAGGCTGTGTCGATCGCCTGCTCGATGGTCATTTGATCACCGTCTTCAGCTCCTGCCGGTGGAGCGCCCGCGCCGCGTTGAGGTTTTCATCGAAGGCCGGCCTCATGAACGGCTGGGGCCGCATCTTCACGGTCCCCAGCTCAATCAGATGCGCATGGGGCGCTTCCTTGCCGCCGGCGATCACATGCCCCTCTTGAATATCCCTGCCCATCCGCGCGCGGATCGACTCCTGCAGCCTCCCCGTCCGGTACGGACAGCGCCGGCGGGCGTCATCCCTCATCAGGTTCACTCCCCGGGCAATGGCCCGTCGCTGGGCCTGTCGGAGCTCGGTCTTGATCTCCTCCCCGTACCATCTCCATTCCGCCAGGCGCATCGTGCCGCGCCGCGGTCTCATTACCAGTCATATCCCGCGCGAGTAAACCGGATATCCTTATCCTCGCGTGACGTGCCTTCCGGTTGATTGAAAAAATCCTGTTTCTGCACGATCACCGGGTTTCGTTCAATCCGGGCCATGGCATCCTGATACAGCTTCTCATAGATAATGGTCTGCTCCTGGTCGCCCAGCTGCTTCGCGCGCAGGATTTTTGCTTTCACCCCGTTGACGGCGATGGGTTTGAACACTTTCAGGACGTCCTCATCCGTGATTGGGATCAGGATGCCCACGGCCCTCATCCGGGCATCCATGTCGGCCGTGATCTCCAAGCAGAAGGTGCCGACCTCGGTCGTGGAAGGCTTCGTGGTGGCGTCGATCTTGATGTGGGGGAGCTCCCGGATCACGTCCTCCGCGGTGCAGTAGTTCGCCATCCGGCCTTACTCCTCGGCCTTGGCCTCGCCACCCGTTTTCTCCTTGCGAACCCTGTTGGACCGGGCAGACTCCCCGGGCTCTTGCGGTGCCTCCTGCATGCGGCTCACACGGCCCTTCTTGATCAGGATCTCGGCAACCCGTTCCTTGCACTCGGCCACGTGGCCGTTTTCCCAGCGTACTTTCACCATAATTTGCGCTCCTTTCTCGCGGCGCAGGCCCAGCCCTATGGACCGGGCCCCCGCTCGCTCCCATGCCGACGCTTTTAGGCGTTGACGATCTTCAAGCACAGCTCCGGGAATCCGTAGCCGGCGTTCCCGTACATCTCCGCGGAGAACCCGAACACGCCATCGGAGGCCAGCTTGCCGTCGTCGGTGACCGGCAGCACGTCGGCGCCGTTGTCCAGCTTCTCGCCTTGGAAGATGAATGGTTTCAAAGGCATGCTGGTGGTGGCGTAGTACCAGTCCGTGGCGTCCGTCAGGTCCGGAAGCGCGATCACGTTGCTGATGTAGCGCTTCTGGATATTGGCCACTCCGGCGTTCGCCCCTCCGGGATCGGCCGCCGATTCCTTGATCTGGAGGAACAGCTCCTCCAACTCAACGGGGCAGATGACCGTGTCCGGGACAAGCCGCAGGTACTTGCCCTGATCGCTGATGAACCGCATCGCGGTCTTGCGCGCGATGGCCAGGTCGGCCTTGATCTTGTCCAGCGTGACGCCGGTGCCGGCTAGCAGGTTGTCGTTGGTGCGGCCGTTGGCGAAGAAAGCCAGCCCATCGAAGGCCAGCTCCGTTTCCCCGTTGAGCAGGAACTGGATGATCATCTCCGCCTTCCAGGACTCGATGCTGGCGACGAGCATCTGCACCCGCGGCCGCACGGAATCCAGCTCATCCCGGCGGAAGGCGTCCTTGTGGACCGCGAATCCGTTGTACCACCGTTTGTTGCTGATGCTGTAGGTGTACTTGCTCAAGTCGCCATACACCTTGGATCCGATCCATTCCCGGACCCCTGGAATATCGCCGAGCCAGGCATAGTCGCCCTTGCCGGTCTTGGCGTAGGTGCCCATGAAGAGCGACTCGATCCCCGTCAGCCGGGATTTCTCGAGCATCGTCTTCATTTCGATCTCGAAGGCCTTTTCCAGGATCTTCGAGACGACCGCGGTAGATGGTAGATACATGGTTCTCCCTCCCTATCTTCCTGCTTCGTGCCTCTACTCGCCGATGGCGATCCAGTAGACGGTAGCCGCCACCGTGGCGGCCGCGCCGCCGTCGTCCCAGCAGTAGAGGTCCAGCAGGCCGTCGGCTTCGTGGTTGACGGTGGCGTAGCCCGCTTCCCCGGCCCCCTGGGTCGCGATCTTCACGCTGGCCCACGCCTGCTTGATGACCCGCAGGCCCGTATCGATGTTCAACAGGTTGCCCGTGACCGCCGATTGGCCGGAGCGGATCTTCACCTCCGCCTGGCCCAGGTCGATCAGCAGGTAGCCGGTCTTCCAGGCGACGCACTTGCCGATCGGCCCAGCGTTCGAGGCGAAGTCGGTGATGGTGTCGTCTGCGGTGGCATAGAGCATCTTGCCGACGTCGCTTTGAGCCGCGCCGCCATGGGGCAGCCATGCCAACGTGCCCCGGATGATCTCCAGGTCCTTGGTCTCGCCGGCCCCGACGACCACCTGCTCCTTCAGAACGCCGGCGAAGCGATGGCCGGCGGTGTCGGCCGCCTTCACCGCGTAGCCGTTGGCGTCGATGTCCATCAGGCCGCCCTTGTAGTAGGTAGAGGCGACGTTGGATTTTGCCGGGATGACGTGCCCAATATTGGGGAACATCATTTCCAGATTCTTGTCCGCGGAAAGTGACATGGTTACTTACCTCCCTCGATCTCTTTCTCCGAGTAGCCCATCTTGGAAAGGATTTTCTTTCCTTCGCCCTCGGACAACTCATCGGACTCCTCACCACCGGCTCCCGTCCCCCGCACCGAGAGATCCACGACCGGCTGCTGGGCCTCCAAGAGCTTTTTGGTACCTTCAGGATCTTTGTCGTATTGAGCTTCCCATTGCGCCCGATTTCTCGGGGTGATCCGGCCCTCCGAAAGGGCCTTCTCGATGACTTGGTCCTTCTCCGCCAGGCTCCGGGCCCGCTTGAGCTCATCGAGCTGCCTCGTCTTCTCTTGATTCTCCGTGAGCAGCAGGTTGATCTTCTCTTCCTGCAGCGCGACCTTCCGCTGGAGAGCCTCGACGGTTTCGACGAGTCCGACGTTTTTCGCCTCCAACCCGGCGAAATCGAAAATCTGGGCGATCCTCTGTTTGTCCTCGTCGGTCGCCTTCGCCGTCTCCTCCTCGGAAAGCTCGGAGAGGGCCACGAGGATTTCGTTCAGGGTTCTCATTTCTTCCCCTCCCTTGTTCTGGATTTCATCCCCGCCATCCACGGCGGGTCTGCTTGCAAGAATCTCAGGCACGCGCCCGTAGTTGAACTGCCGCATATCGAAGGCCAGCGCCGCGATCTGTCCGCGATCTTCCACCCGGTCCGCGAAGCCGGCCTCGACGGCCTCCGCCGCGGTGTACCAGCTCTCCTCCTCCATCGCCGCGAGCACCTCCTCTCTGCTCAGGTACGATTTACCCGCGTAGATGTTGGCCATCTGGCCGGCGATTTTATCGAGAGTTTCCGCGGTCTTGCGCATGTCCCCGGCGTTCCCGACCACGATCCCCGATGGATTGTGAATCATCAGGTACGATCCTTGCGCCATGATCAACTCGCGGCCGGCCAGGGCGATCACCGAGGCAATCGAGGCGGCCACGCCGAGCACCTCCACCGACAATTTGTCCCGGTAACCGGCGAGCAGATTGTAGATCGCCATGCCGTCAAACACGTCGCCGCCGGGGGAATTGAGCAACAGCCTCAACTTCTTGGATTTCTTGATGGCATCGAAATCGCGCTTGAAATCCTTGACGGTGAAATCCCATCCGCCGATCGTGTCGAAGATGGAGATCTCGGCCGCCTCCTCCGTGAGCTCCATGGCGTACCAGCGGCACGCCTGCGCGCTGTGATTCCGTTTCCAGATCTCCTCACATACCGCATAACGCTGTTCGGAGTCCGGGTATTCCTCGTTCATCGGGGAACTGGCCATGCAGCGGGTCCCCCACTCTTCGTGGGTTTCACCTTCACGCGGTTTGGGTAGTGGCATTCGTGTCCTCCTCCTTCTCGGGTGGCGCCTGCCGAGCGTCCAGCGTGGGCATGCGCAGGATCCCCCGCAGGTCGTTTTCCAGGGCCTGCGTCCATTTCAGGGCGCCGGTCTGCACCAGATATCCGATGGCTTCGAAGGCGAGGCTTTGGATGCGCTTGCATTTGAAGGTGGGGTAGGAGCTGACGTTCCAGTTCAGGTCCACGATCTCGCGGACACAGAAGCGGTTGACCACCTCGGCGATGTAATCCGCCCAGGCCTGCGTCGCCATCAGGAAGGCGTCGAGAAAGGACTGCCCGAGGGCGTAGCTCCCGGACTTGGCCGTCCCGAGGTTGATGTGCATGGCGAGCATCGCCTTGGCGATCGCCTCGTCGTAATACTTGATGGAGCCGAGCACGTCCGTGCCTTTGCCCTTTTCCCCGCCGATCACGTCGAACTCGTAGCCCTCCGGCTGGATGACGTAGGCTTTCTCGCTGGCGTGGATGTCCTCCAGCGTTTCCTGGACCGCCGCCCATTCCTTCGTCCCTTTTGTCACGGCCCGCGGCGTCTTGGCGCGCGGGATCCCGGCGCCAAAGCGCTCATGCATCACCGCGTTGACCTTCTCGAGGGTGTCTTTGATGTACCAGGATTTGTACGCCGGACGCAGGATGGAAATGCCCTCCCAGTTGTCGCCCTCTTTGTCCGTCGTGAACACAAGAAGTTTCCCGATGGGAATTGGAATCTGCCTGCCGTCCGTGTCGAGTTGCACCATGTTCTGCAGCCGCCGTCTTTCCTTGTCGAACTCCCACTTCAACACCGAGACCGGCAGCCGCGGATCAAGCTTCCGAGGGAGAAGCAGGTTGTCCCGGTATTCATAGACCTTCTCCAAGGCCGAAAAGCCGAAAGGCAGCATCAACAGGGCGTGGCGCACGGTGTCGTCCCAGGTTACGGTCATCTCCTTGAGCAGGGCGTTCTCGATGCGCTTGGCGATGGCCACGTCCTCTTCGCCCTCGCTGGCCGGCTCGACGAAATACTCCGCCTGGCGGATCGGCAGAGTGATGGCTCGCAGCACGGCGCCAACCTGCTGGTCCGAGCGGCGCATCCGGTCATAGATCAGCCGGCCCGCGGCTCCGTCCAGCTTGGCCAGGTACTCGCCGGTATTCGCGTAGCCGTAATAGCTGGTGTTCCCAGCCACCCCCACCTCGGCGGTGAGGGCCTGGAGGGTATTTCCGTTGCGCGTGGGGGCGCTGGCGGCCATCAGAACACCATGCTCCGGATTCCCGCCGCGGCCGACTGCGGCGTCCGTTCGTTGACGTAGGGCGCCGGCTGCTCGGCCCCGTGGCGGATCGCCCGGTCCAGGCCCATGATCAGCGCCACCATTCCGTCGATCTTCTCCCGGCTCTTGGACTTGTCCGGTTTGATGTTGCCCGCTGGGTCAATGCGCACCACCAAGTTGTCCGCCATCCAGCGCAGCACCGGGTTTCCGCCGTGGCGCAGGCGCCTGCGGAGCACGAGGTTGAGAAGCTCCTTGGTCGGCGGGCTCATCGATGAGAAGCCCTGGCCAAACGGCACTACCGTGAAGCCCCGGTCCTCCAGCTCCTGCGAAATCAAGGTCGCCCCCCAGCGGTCGTAGGCAACCTCCTCGATGCGGTAGCCTTCCTGCTCCCGAAGTCCCTCGATATGCTGGACGATGTAGCGGTAGTCGATGACGTTTCCTGGCGTGGTTTCGATCAACCCGTCGCGCGCCCAGGCGTCGTAGGGGACCCCGTCGCGCCGGGAGCGCTCGATGAGGTTTTCCTCAGGAATCCAAAAGAACGGCAGCGCGTCGTAGAAGCTCTCCGCGTGCGCGAACACGAGGACCAGCGCGGTGATATCGACGGTGCTGGAGAGGTCCAGGCCGGCGTAGCAAGGGACGCCGGGTAGAGCCTCAGGAATGATCTCTCCCGCGGTTTCGTCCCAGGCCCGCAGGTCCAGCCAGCGGTCCTCCTGCCGGGTCCACTGGTTGAGGTACAGGCGCCTGAAGGTGTTCTGAAACGCCGGCACCCGCTTCGCCTTCTCGGCCTCCGCTCTCATGTGTTCGATCTTGCGGAAGGTCCCGAGCGCCGGGTTCGCCCTGTACCATGTCGCCTCATCCAGCCAGTCGTCCTCCTGCCCGGCGGCGTAGATCACGGCGTAGAAGGTCTGGTCGTCGAAGATGCCCTCCAGAACCTTGCGCGCGTACTCGTGCAGCTCCCAGCAGATGGAGGTCCGGTCGTAGCCGGCGGTGGTGATCGCGATCGTGAGCGGCTGCCGGCGCGCGGCGGTGCCGGTGGACAGGGTGTCCCATAGGTCGCGATTGGGCTGAGCGTGCAGCTCGTCAAAGATGAGCCCGTGGATACTCGGCCCATGCTTGGTGGGGACGTCCGCGGATACCGCGGCGTAGAAGCTGCGGGTCTGACGGTCCAGGATGCGCTTTCGCGACTCGACGATCTGCAGGCGCCGCGACAGCGCCGGGCTGTTGAGCACCATGTCCTTCGCGTAGTTGTAAACGATCGAGGCCTGGTCGCGGTCGGCGGCCGCCGAGTAGATCTCCGCGCCGATCTCCTCGTCCAGCGCCAGCAGGTAGAGGGCGATTCCCGCCGCCAGGGGCGACTTGCCGTTCTTCTTCGGGATCTCGACGTAGGCGGTGCGGTACTGGCGGGTGCCGTCCGGATTGAGCGTGCCGAAAAGGTCCGAGATGATCTTCTCCTGCCAGTCCTGCAGAAGGAACGGCTGGCCCGCGTATTCGCCCTTCGTGTGGGTGAGCACCCGCTCGAAGAAGTTCACCGCCCGGTCCGCGCGCTCCCTGCTGAACATCGCTACTTCACCAGCCTCGGCCCCGAGACAAGCTCGGAAAGCGAATCCCCGGCTCCAGCCCCTCGCTCCTGCGCCTCGGTCCGGGTGCGGGAGGAAGGGGTCATGCCGAACTCGGCCAACAGGAGCCGCATCTGGTTGAGGTATTTCTGCTCGACGTTGATGAGCGGGTTTTGGGTGACGTAGCCGCTCTTCGTCTCGATCACCCCGACCTTCGCTTTCTCCCGAGCCTCCCGCCATTTGGCATAGCAAGCGCAGTAGGCCTCCAGGGCCGGCAGATCAACCTCGGTGAGCACGCCCATGCGCCAAAGGATCGGGGCGACGCGGCGCCACTCCCGCTTCTCCGCCCGGTTCATCCAGCGGGGAGGGGAGGGACAGACCGGGCGCGGCCTCGGCTCCTGCCGGTTCCATCGCTCCTTGTGGATGTCACCCTCGAACGCCTTGAGCGGCGTCGGCTTTGGTTTCGTCCCCGGGCGCATCAGGGCGTCCTCCGGGAAAAGCGCTTGATTTTTATGGAAAGAGGATGCATGAGTTCACTCACCCGCAAGGAGGTGGCCCAGATGGCCGACATGACGAACCTGCCTGATGATAAAAACCCCAAGTTCATGTTCCAGCCCGTCCACACCGAGCTGCTCGTGAAGGCGGTGAATGGCGAGATAGATCTGCAGGCGTTGGCCGCGGCCGAGTTACGCAACCGCGGCCTAGACCGCTCGGGCCGGTGGATCGGCTTCGAGGCCGCGAGGCGCCTGTGGGCGGTGAAGACCTACGTGATCCGGACCGAGAAGGGCCCCCGACGAGTGACGGTCCCCGAGGATGAACCCGGCGAGGAGCCGCCGCCCCCTCTCCCTCCCGCCTGATCTCCGCCTTCTTGCCGTTCTTCTCGCACCATTCCCGGTACCGCTGTACGATAACGTCGCAGTACAGCGGGTCAATCTCCATGAGAAACGCCCGCCGGCCGGTCTTCTCCGCCCCGATCAGCGTGCTGCCGGAACCGCCGAACAGGTCGAGGACGTTCTCCCCGGGCTTGCTGCTGTACGTGATGGCCCGCACCGCGAGCTCCACCGGCTTTTCGGTCAGGTGCACCATCGACTGTGGGTTCACCTTTTTGACCGGCCAGACGTCGGTGGCGTTCTTGATCTCCGGATCGAAGTAGTGCCGGTGCCCTCCCTTGCGCCAGCCGTAGAAGCACCACTCGTGGTTGCCCATGAAGTCCTTGCGGGTGAGGACCGGGTGCTCCTTGACCCAGATGATGGCTTGTGAGAAGTACAGACCGCAGTCAGCCAGCGCGCCGGGGTAGTTGGCGCAGTTGGCGTAGCCGCCCCAGATGTAGAAAGTCTTGCCCGGCTCCAGAACCCGCGCGCACTGGCCGAACCAGGAGCGCAGCAGCTGAGCGAACTGCTCGTCGGAGACGAAGTCGTTCTCCAGCGGCCGGTCTTTGGCGCGCAGCTTCCGGCTGGTGGGCCGAGCGCTGTTCGGGTGCCGGGCCAGATCGAAGGCCTGGTGGTGGGTCATGGTGGAGAACGAGGACAGTCCGGCCGCGATGGCGTTGTTGCTGCGCGGTTCCACCTTCACGTTGTACGGCGGGTCGGTATTGACGAGCTGGATGGAGATCCCGGCCAGGAGCCGGTCGACGTCCTCGGCGTTGCCGGCGTCCCCGCAAAGAAGCCGGTGCTCGCCCAGAATCCAAAGGTCGCCGGGCTTGGTGATCGCCTCGGCCGGCTCCGGCACCTCATCGTCGTCTTTCGTCGCCGGGACCCCGAGTTGGCCGCCGATCCGCAACTCCCTGTCCACCAGACGCACGGTGTCGAGGATGGCGGAGGGATCGAGGTCCACCAGGAACTCATCGAGCCCTTCCTTGACGAAGTCCCCGTACTGGCTCGTGATCGCCAGCAGTTTGGCCTTCGCCTGCTGCTCGCTGTCCGCCTCGATGTAGGCGACGGGCAGCTTCGGTACGGCATGGCCGTCCGCTTCCAGGGAGCGCAGGGCGGTCAGCCGCTGATGGCCGTCGAGGATGTTGTTCGCCCCGCCGTTGCGCCACACGAAGATCGGCGCCGAGAAGCCGTTTCGCAGGATCGAGAGCTTCAGCTTCTCCAGGTTCCTCTTGCTGATGCGCTTCAGGCTGCCCTGGAAGCGGCTGAGCTGTTCCAGCTCCATCGTGTCGGCGGCCTTGCAGGTGATCTTTACGGCTTCGGGTGCGATCTTCGACCCCCTTAACCTAACTTGGAAACGCGCGCGCGATACGGCGCGCGCGGTCTACGGCCCCCGCGTCGGAAAAACGGCCGGGGTCCCCTCACGACCGAAACCGACACTGTCGGAGCAACAAAAAAGGCGAGGGACCGGCCGGGCACGCCTCGTTAAGGACGTGTCCGACTGATCCCTCGCCTCCGTATATCTGGTCGGCGATTCGGTCGTTTCTAAGCGATTAAATTACTCGAACTTAAACCAATAGTCAATACCGATACGCGGTACAACGACGAGGTTAAGTTGCGCCGCCAAAACAACAATACACAACTATTCGTCAGGTGAAATACGCACTTAGTTAAGTTATTCTCGGCGTCAACTTCAACCGCATGTTATGGCGCATCCATTTGGATAAGCCCAGCATGATGAGCAATATCATTTGATTAAGAGCTTCTGCTTTCTTAATCATTCTTACAATATTTTGCCTCTACAATCCTTTTCTGGGTTCATTATGTAGTAGCCAAAAGACGGCCTATTGCGGCCAGACAGAGTGTTTAATATTCCTGCGAGCAGTGACACAATTTCATAATGGTTTTCATCCGAAGGGAATACCATCCATTGTGGTTTATTTGATGATCTTAATCCGCTCATAGCATAAGTCCAATAGCCTTTCCCAACAATACAGATAGCTGCGAAACAAGGATTGCCGTAGAAATTAGCTTCAACCTCAATAAATCTTTTTAGCTCATCTGGATCTGATACGTCGGAATTGTACGCGAAAAATACTGGAATTATCCTGGGCAGAAGTGGTGGATCATAATTCTCTAACGGCATTAGGGAAAGAACTTTCTTAGCCTTGGCGATTGAGTTAATAATCTCTTGGCGAGAAACCGTTGACTTTACTTCGAACCAGTATCTACATGCTTCTATAGGAAAAACTCCTTTTTCGGATGAGAATAGCGCAGGAGGAAGTAAGTCTTGTTGCCAAATGATCACATCTGATTCTGGAGACTGGGTTCCTAATGAATCTTGGATACTGCCTGACCCAATTCCATGGGTAATGGGCAAGAAATCACGGATGAAGTTTCCTAATGTGTACTCCCTGAAAGCGCCCTTTAGTCCGTTGTGTTCAATAGCTTTTGCTAAGTGAGATTCTGCTACCAACTTGCCAGCTTTGGCAGCGACAAAATCTTGAAAAAACCGGTTCAGGCTTTGCATTCTTATGGCTCCTCAATAGAAGGTGCATGTATCTGCTCCAAGCGCCGGTGCGCTTGCTCAGCGTGATGCGCGTGGTTCTGGGCGCACCCTGAGCCGACCGCTCCCCGAAGATGAGCCACCAAGTCACCACCGAGCGAGCTAAGAAACTCGTTTGGTGCGCCGGCGAAGGGATCATCCAGGAATCGCTGCCAGTCCACGGCGGCGATACTCTGGAAACGGTCACTGCCTGGTAAGGTGAAGCTCACCTCCGGCGTATCAACACCGAGAAAGCGGACCGAGAGATTCCCAGCGGCCTCGACAACAATCGTATCCCCGTCATGAACCTGCTGAACCGGCGACTCGCGTCCGTCGCCATGTCGGCCTAGCAAGGCCAACCCGACCTTCAACCAGGCCGCCGTTGTCGTGATTGCCTTGGCCATCTCAAGCTCTCCTCATGGTGCGTGACGCCGAGCGACTACTACTACATTCGCCGTACAGCAAGGTGTCAAGATGGACTCCGCTGTGATGACCTTGCCCACACTCGTTCCTCTTATCGGAACTACAGGCTCTCGAAGAAGAGCCTGACGTCGCGGGCAGAGTTGGCGTTTGTGAAAGAGGCCCGCACGCGTCCATGGGTATTCTCTTCTCGCACCTCGATAGCTGCAGCTTGGTGATTGTAGCAGATGGCATAACGCTTTTCTTTGATCCGCGCCCAGAGAACGTTTTTCATCTCGCCCTCCCGTTCGAAGGCCTTTAGGTCGCGTCCGACGTCCTTTCGCCAGACGATAGCGCCGGCGATAGCAAGAGCGATGTCCTCGACATTCGGCGCGTGGTGACCAGCACGATCAAGAACTCCTCCTAGGTACTCGCGGAGCACGTCTATGTCAGTTATCGTTCGTGCCATAAACAACCTCCTCTCAGCTTAGGGGCATTGCAGGGTATTCTTACGCGCGCTCGCCAATCTCGATTGGTCATAGCGCTGACGATCCGTAGCCGATTGTTCGATTTTCCGCCCGGGGCTTAAGGTCAAGCGGAGTGCCTGCGCTCCGTCCTTGATTCCCGAAGCCGCCATCTTCCCTGGCGGTCTTCCGGTCATGACAAATCTTCGCCATCGCCTGGTGATTTGCCGGATCCCAGAAACTCCCGCCGCGCGAGACCGGAACGATATGGTCGACGATTGCGGCGCGCTGGCCGCAGCCGCAGGCACAGAGGGGGTGGCTCCTGAGGTAAGCGGCGGTGTAGCGGCGCCAGCAGCGGTCGTAGCCGCGGCGGGTGGAGGTGGGGCGGGTGAGCAGGTGAAATCGGTGATACGTAGACGCGTGGACGGGACAGAATCGGCCAACTGTCAGTTCTGGACATCGAGGATGCATGCAGGGGGAGGCTGGCCTACGAGGCATCACCCACCTCGGCGCTCCCGTATGTTAAGGTATTGTCTCAAGGAGGGGTGCACGTAGAACTGATCATGCTGTATTGGGTTGACCGACGGGTCGTCGTAGTAGTAGTAAAAGTGCGCTCCTCCGCGTTGGCTAAGGCCAGCACGACCTTGTTTCTTAATGCCGATCACGCCCATGGAAAATAAGTGGCGGAGTACGCTGGACGGTTGCTCCCTCTGGTTCCCTCTATTCAGAACTGAAGAGACGATCTCCTCAATTTCCCTTGCAGACAGTCGGTGAAGCCGGCCCGAAAACGCATCCAGCAACTCCTTGATATACGGCACAGTTTTCTTATATTCTATTATCAAGTCCTTGTATTTGCTCTGGCTATAGACAGTCTCTTCAGCCGTTCTTGTGTCTTCCGGCTCAATAGTCCCATGTGCGTTTTGGATGGCTTGCTCAAGGGCAAACCGAACGAACGAGATGATGTCTCGCGGCCTCTTGAACGTTCGATCGATTATGTACTTCTCCGCTGATGCGCGGCTTCGGTAAGGTCTGTTTGAGAATAGACCTCGCCAGATCGCTCCGGGTGGTTTGCCTTCAAGATGGAGCGAGACGCGAACACGTTCAGCGACTACCGCCTTGAGTTCCTCGTCTGACCACCTCAGAGGCTCCTCATGCTGCCTAAGTTTATCCTGATCATCGAAGAACAGATTGTCGTATATGTCCGACCTCAGAAAGACGGTTGTCGTGATTCTTCCGTTCATTCGTGCGTTGATGTCGTGAGCAGCCTTGAGTAGTCCCACTATTAGAAAGCGAGATCGCTCGCTTCCATCCCAACTGTCATCAAGTCGATCCGCCAGCAACCTAACTGAGGCGTTGGGCCGCTCCGTTTCAAGCCAGTAAATCAACTCCTCTATGACTCGCAAGGGTGTGGCGACGCTGCCACTGAATTCAAACGACACCCATTGGGTCTTGATCCCTGCAAGAGCCCTTTTCGCTTTTTCGATTAAGTTGTATAGCCAGTCATCTCGTCCAGGTGCAAACGCGTCGCGCATGTACTGATAGTACTTGAAGAGCGGTGAGGACTTCTTCACTAGGCCCTGCTCGTTGAGCTTCCATACGACTGCGGACAGAAGGGTCATCTTCCAGGCATTAGTATGGGCTTGTTGAGGTAGGATGCCTTTCTCTTCATAGTCCCTCAGAGCGCTCCATGAGTACTGGTCCGGCGTGACAGTGACGACATGGGTGCCTTCATTTGGGAGCTCTTTGGAGAGTTGCGCGAAGATCGCAGACTTGCCAGCGCCCTTTCGACCTATGATGATGCTCTTCGATCCGTCCTTGGCTCTCTTGTATTGTTCCGTTCTTAGGAAATACTCTGAAAGCCTGGCGTCAATTTCGGCCTCATCCTTCCCAAGGTCGATTCTTGTCAAGTCGAGCCGCATGTTTCTACCTCTCCCAAGCACATCCGACTATCTCAGGACATGTGTCAAGCTGGTCTATGATGCCTGGAGTTGACGATCGGCTTATTCACTCTCTCCCTCTTCTTTGTATCCACGCCTACGACCCTATTGTCGTGCACCGTGATCAAGATCTCACCATATTTTATGTTCTCGAGGGCGACTTCGATCCAGCGGATCGTCTCGGGGTCAAGCACCATGCTCGACCGCCTCCGCCACCGCCCTCCGGGCCGCCTCAAACTTCCCGATGATGATCTCCGCGCTCTCTGCGGAGAGCTCGTCGATCGATGCGGCATCGTAGTCCGCCAGCCGCGCCAGCACCGCCTCCGGAGGGGCTCCCGATTCCTCGATGTACCGCCTGAGCTTCGCCTTCTGCTCCCCTGAGGCCAGTATGACCGGGCTGGAAGCAGCTGTAAAGATCGCCTTCCCGTACAGCCGCTCGAACACCCCGTAGGAGCACTCGAAGTCCTCCCTCGGGAGCTTGCGCGTGCGATCCTTAATGACCTTGGCCAGGTACCGCCCGTCCTCGCCCCGGTAGAACTGAAGGACGATGTCGAAGAGGTACGGCAGGCTCTTCTCGCTGTCGTAGGTTTCCCCGACCGCCTGCATAAAGCCGCCCTCGGCGTACTTGGTCTTCTGCCGCGCCGTCACGATCACGTTCATGTCCAGCGACAACAGCTTCCGCATGAAGGCCTTCAAGTCGCTCTTGATGGTCATCCAGTCCCGGGCCTGGAAGTCGTAAAACTCGTGCTTGTAGCCCTTGGAGCTGCGGTTTCGTCGCAGGAAGATGTCCGACCACTTCTGCTGCAGGTCCTCCCAGAAGACGGTAATAGGGTCTATAATCAGCGTGGCATAGCCGTGCCTATGTGTTCGCAGCCAGTCCACCGTTTGCATGATGCTGTCGGCCGAGGTGGACTGCTGCACGTCGAAGCGGAAGTCGCCTTGGTAAGCCTCGGTGCCGCGCTCCATGTCGATGTAGGCGGCGCTGGGGAACCCGAGGCAGAACAGCGTCTTTCCGACGCCGGTCCCGCCGTAGATGAACGCTTTGATGCGGCTCACGCGCTGACCGGTGCGGCGGAAGGGCGAGTCAGGCACGGGCGGCGCATCGGCCAGGCGGTCCGAGCCGTTCTGCATCTTGTTATCAGATGCGGCCGCGGTCGGTAGAGCCACTTCCTCTTGTTTCACTGAGCGCTCGCTAAGTACCATATCGGACTCCCCGGGGAGCCTCACATTCGTCTGCTTCATTGCATCCTCCTCTTGTGTTCGTTTTGATTTCGCTAACTGCCACTTCATCTCTGGACCTTATCGGTCACCCGCCCCGGGAGACACAGGTCCGCGAATGCGCAGTACCCGCACTGCCAGCCGGGGTTGGGGTAGCACACGCCTAGCTCGATCGCGTGGACCGCCTGCTCGATCATCCGCAGGAGCCAGCGGCACTCCGCGTTGGTCCTAGTGGTGCGGAGGGAAACAGTCTTCGGCTCCTTCGTTTTCACCGCCGCGTCAATGCGCAGACCCGCCTCCTGCTCCTGGAAGAGAAGCCGGTAGGCCAGGCTGTACACGGTGAGCTGGAGGTCGGCATCGACTTCGTTCTGGCCAGGACTCTTCCCGTACACCTTGTTGTCGATGATCACACCGTTTACGTCGACCACGTCCCAGCGGCCGGTGAGGTCGTAGGGGAACCCGTCGCCCAAGCCCACGCGGAACGGTTTCTCGACGGCAGCGGGCCGTACCGCCGGCGCTATTTCGCGGGCGTAGAGGCGCACGAGCTCGACCCCCTGGTCCTTGAGCGCGACAGGATCCTGGCCCTCCATGCCGACCTGCTCGATGCGCAGCGCCTCATCGAACCACTCGGCGCACTGCGCGGCGAGCTCGTCCTCTGAGAGATCAACGCCGGACTGCACCTTCTGCCGGTAGTTGCGTTCGGCCACGCTGTGGTAGATGCGGCCCTGCAGAAGGGTGCCGGTGGTGGGAATCGGCAGCCGCCAACGGTAACGGAAGTCGTACTGGCGCGGACAGCGCAAGAGTGTGGAAAGCTGGGTGAAGCTCAGACTCGGCTTGTTCTTGGAGGAGTCCTGCCCCAGCGCTGGCGTAGCGGCGGGGGGTTGGGTGGATACATTCTTCTCGAAAATCGACTTCAGAGTCACGATCATGGGCGGTCGCCTCCTGGCTGCGGTACGATCCACGCGCCGAAGACTTCCCGGTCCCAGGCGCCGAACACCTTCTTGACCGCGTGGACCGCCCGTACCATCCTTTCGTCACTCGCGTACCGGGCGAGCTCGTGGATCTCCGGCGGGAGGTATAGGACGGCGCCCGGGTGGGCGGCGTGTGCCTCATGAAGATGGCGCTGGTCATAGACGTAGACGATCAGCTCCCCGCCGAGCAGGCGGGAGCGGATCAGCGTATAAGATTCAAGGTATTCAGGGTTTGAAGGGTTGCCTTCTACCTTCTCTATACAACTAGCTTTCTTCTGCATCAGCAGATTTTGTGCGTAGAAAGAAGTTAAGAACGAGCACTCTTTAGATTGAATACCTTGAATCTGCTCGCTCATGGCTCGCACCAGTAGAGGATCCGCCCTCTGCGTGAGTCGGTCTTCGTGCCGAACTCCCACCGGAGGCCGTGGGTCTGGGCCAAGTTGGACCTGATCTGCGCGAGCCGCTTCTGGAAGGAGCGTGGGGTTTTGTACCAGCCGGCAGATCCCGGCGGCGGCCCGCTCGGAAAAAGCGCTCCGGTGAGCTCGGCGTAGAACTCCGGGACCGTCACCTTCCAGCCGGCGTGCCCTGGCTGCGTGCGCCACCGCTCCAGAGCGTCGCAGATAGGTTCCAGGTCGAGCAGCAGGTCGGATTGGGCCCCTTTCAACCCGTCGATGAATCGCCTCCACTCCGCCTCGCGCCCTTCCAACCGAGCGACCAGTCGGCCAAGGGACTCCCAGTCGCCCATCCGCAGGGAGGACGCCGTTGAGAGTTCGGCCTGTCTGATTTCGTGCACTACCTTGGAGAGCACCTCCAGGAGATCGCCCCACCAGGTGTCGCGAAAGTGGGTCGTGAGCTCCAAGAAGAATCGCTCGGTGGTCTGCTTGCCGTCGTCGATCCGGTCCACCGGGAGGATCAGAAGCCGGTCGGCGAGGTCATCGCGGCGCAGCGTGTCAGGGTTGCGCGAGGTGCAGGCGAGCCAGCAGCGGTAGCGCACCTGGCCCGCCTCGTTGGAGGTGTAGAGCTTGCGGTAGTCGTCCACCGCGCCCGTGGCCAACCGGGCGAGCTTGTCGCGCAGCCACATCACCGGGTCGTCCAGGTTGTCGATCACGAGGATGTGGGAGGCGGCCGCGGCTGCGGTGAACCCGTCCGGCTTGTCGGGCACTCCGCTCACCTCGCCGTAAGGGCCGAAGAGGTAGCGCAGCGCCATGCGCAGGGTCATCGACTTGCCCGAACCTTTCTCGCCGATGAAGACCAGGATCGGGCGGGTGGGACACAGTTCCACGAAGAAGGTCGAAACCAGCCAGGCCTTGAAAGCAACGCCGTAGACTGCCCGGTCGCCGACCCAGTTGGGAAGGAGGTACACGAGGTGGTCGAGCGGCTGGTCTGTGGCCGGCTTGGGCGTATAGGGGCTCCAGAACTGGTTGTCGTCGAAGAGAACGTTCTCGCCGTTGCCCTCCTCCGCGACGCGCTCGCCGTCGATGCGGTACACGACGCCGTCGAAGCGCGAGACGTAGAGCACCCTCCCGCGTGCGTCCCAGAAAGAAACCCGCACGACCTTGCGCTTCTCGGCGTTGTGGGCGGCAGTGAGGCAGTCGGCATGAAGGTGCGGATGGTCCTGCCCGGCCGGGTTTACGCCGGTGAGCAGGTGCAGCCATGCCCGCCATAGGGAGGTTTCCAAGTTGAAAAGCCGCCGCTGGTCGCGGAAAAAGTAGTAGGGGACCCCCTCCTCAGAGCGCAGAAGGGCGCCGTGCGCCTCCAGCCACTCAAGGAGGATGCGGCCCGCCTCCTGGCGGCGGATGAGGATGGGCGGCTTCTGGGCGTCCAACGGGCCCACCAGCGTGCGGATGATCTGCCGGCGCAGCCCCGCGTCGATGGGGGCGTTGGACTGGTGGTACTCGCGGGTTTCGTCGATCAGCTTGCGCAGGGCAGCTGCCCAAGCCTCGCCATGCAGCCTCCAGTAGTCGGTGACGTCCTTCTCGGCCTTGCTTCCGGCCAGAGGCAGCACCACGTTCTTGATCGAGCGGGCCTCCGAAAGGGCGAGCGCCGGCACCACGAGCGCGGAGGCCGCCTGTATGCCGGCCTCGTCGCAGTCGTAGAGGACCACGACGTCGCGGCCCTTGAAGTAGGCGAGCCACTCACGCTGGAAGGTTTCGGCGCCGTGGGTGCCGGTGACGGCCAGGAACCCCGTTTGCCGGAGAAGCAGGCAGTCCCACTCGCCCTCGCAGAGAACTATTTCACTACCCGGCGGGGCCTCCACCAGCTCGTCGAGGCCGTACAGGCGCGGCGGGCTACCGTAGCTGTGGGTGCCGTCTGAGTAGTTGATCATCTTGGCCGTGTCGCCGGCGGCGCTGTACATCCGCACATTCCAGCAGGAGCCGGTCTGGTCACGGACAGGGATGGTAATGCGGCCGGTCTTCGGATCGAGGCCGATTTCATAGCGGCGTGCCGTCTCGGCGGTGATCCCGCGGTTCTCGGCCAGCCACTGCAAGGCCTTTTGATTGCGCTGCAGGTTCTCTGCCCACTCCAGAATGCGCTTCTTGTCGATCTGCAGCTTCGGCCGTTTGGCCGCCCGTTCGGAGGGGCCCGGGATGCCCAGCCGGCCGCCCAGCTCCAGGAGCAGCTCCTTGAAAGGTTTGCCGGTGGCGTGCTGAAGGTAGTCGAAGACGTCACCGGATCCGGCCCCGCAGGCAAAGCAGTGCCACTTGCCGGTGCGGACATTGAAGCCGAAGCTGGGATTGGTGTCGTGGTGAAACGGGCACAGCCCCTGCACCCATCCGGAGCCGTTAGGGCCGGAACGCCGCTCGATCCGCGCGTAGACCTTTTCGAAGGCGTCAGCGGCCAGCCCGGCGACCACTCTGTCCCTGAAGTCGGACCACTCGCTATGCGCCATGAATTTTCCCGTTGGCTTGGTGTTTCAGGAACTTCTCCAGGATCCGGTAGGTGATCGCCCGCGCGTATTCGCGCGAGCCGGCGAAGTAAACGAAGATGCCGTACTGGACCGACCAGGAGATCAGCGAGTTCATCACGGCCCTGGGGTTGACCCTTGAGAAGGCCGAGGGTACTGCGAGGTCGGCGACATTGCCCTCGATGACAAGGGCTGCATAGTCAAACCGGGCGAGACGCTCGAGTTCTCGCTCGAAGCGGGCGCGTTCGCGGCCCGCGCAGGTGAATAACTCTGCCGGGCGCTTCCGCTCGACGGCCACGCGGTCCTCGAGGCCCACAATGCTGTAGTCGCCTGCGTCGAGCGCCTTTACAGTCTGCGCCGTGAAAGGATAGGCGAGCTTCTCCCGCGAGTCGATGGCGATTACGAATGGAGGCGATTTCCGGCTCACTGGACGCCTCCAAGCTCGACGAGCAACTCTCGCAGCCGCGTATGGCGCCGCAGCGGAGCGTTGCGGCTGATCATCTTGGAGACCTGATCCTTCTGTCCTACAAGGACGCAAAGCCGACGCGCCCGCGAGATGGCCGTGTACAGCAGGTTCCGCTGCATGACGAGGCAGCCGAAGGAGCTGTGGATTGGCATCACCACGGCCTCGAACTCGCTCCCCTGGCACTTGTGGACCGTGAGGGCGTAGGCGAGCTCCAAGTCGTTCTCGTACAGCGGCGCCCGCACTGCGCGGGGCGGATTGTCGAAGCGCACGGTGATGAACCCCCTCGGGGTGTCCGCTGAGCCAGACCCCGTGGGGTTGTCGATCGCCTGTACCCGGCCGAGGTCGCCGTTCATCACGCCGAGCTGGTAGTCATTGCGCGTCTGGATCACCCGGTCGCCGACCCGGAACCGGATGCGGTCCAGCGGCGGGCTCGGGTTGAGCAAGTCTTGCAGGTCCGGGTTGAGCGAGTCGCAGGCGAGACCGACCTTAGAGCGGCGCGGCGAGATCACCATGATGTCTGCCAGCGGGTCGAGATCGTAGGTTGTCGGCAGCCGGCGCGCAACTAGGTCCAGCACCGTTTCGCGGATACGCTCCTCGCTGTCCTTTTCGATGAAGAAGAAATCGCCGGCGGGGTCGTTGCTCGTGTCGATTGGGCGGCCGGACTTCACGGCATGGCAGTTCCGGACGATCAAGCCCTCATCCTGGCGCTTGATGATCGTGAGCTCGCAGAAGGGGATCTGCTGCGACTGGATGAGGTCTCGGAGGATGTTGCCGGGGCCGACGCTCGGTAGCTGGTAATGGTCACCTACCAGGATGAGGCGTGTAGTCGGTTTCACAGCCAGCAGGAAAGCAGCCATAAGCGACACGTCGATCATCGAGACCTCGTCCAGCACGATAAGGTCTGCGTCGATGGGGTTCTGCTCGTTCCTGGCAAAGACGAAGCCGCCGCGCGGGGACGGCTGCGGTTGCAGGAGTCGGTGGATGGTACTCGCCGGCCTGCCGGTTTGCTCCTCGATCCGCTTCGCGGCCCGGCCGGTGGGGGCCCCCAGCGCGATCTCGAGGTCGGGAAACGTCGAGAGGATCCGCCGGATGGTGTACGTCTTGCCCACGCCCGGCGCCCCGGTCAGAACAAAGACGCTGTGCTTAACGGCCGTGCGGATTGCCTCGACCTGGTCCGGCATGAGGTCCGACACGTCGGGATCGCGCTCGGGCGCGGGGTTGTCGAGGATCGCTAGGAGCTTCTCGCCGATCTGTCGCTCGCACTGGTAGTAGTGCCGGAGGCCCACGCGCTTTTCGTCGTCGAGGATGAGCTCGCCCTCTTCGAACTGCTCCTTCAGCTGCTCTACTATGAGGTGCTCTGAGACGCCGAGAAGCTGTGTTACCGCATCGAGGAGTTCCCGCCCGGGCAGGCAGGTATGTCCGCCGGACTGCGCGGTCTCCTTAAGGATGTGCGCGACTCCGGCGCGGATGCGCGATGGCGCTTCCAGGTCGGTGCCGCAGCAACGCGCGATCACGTCCGCGGTCTCGAAGCCGATCCCCGCGATCTCGCCGATCAGCCCGTACGGGTCTTCCTCAATCCGGCGCACCGCGTCAGCGCCATACAGAGCGATGATTTGATTGACGGGCCGACGGCCTACGTGCGTGCCGGCGAACAGCTCCTTCAACCTCAGCTCACGGGCTTCCGTGGCCTCGACCTCCCGCAAGGCCTCGCTGATGCGCTGGGCCTTCTGCAGGCTGACGGCGGGAACCTCGGCGGCAACCCGTCCGGGATCGTCCTTGCAGATCCGCAGGGTGTCGCCGCCGTAGCGCTCGATGAGAGTGTTGGCTGTCGCGACGCCCACGCCCCGGACATTTTCCATCAGGTAGCTACGGATCGCCGCCTCCGTAGCGGGCGCCGTGGCGGTGAAGTCCTGGAACGCGAACTGCGGGCCCCACTGGCTGTGGTTCTCCCAGCGGCCGAAGAAGCGGTAGGCTCGGCCCACCTGAGGCGTCAGGATGGCGCCCTTGACTGTGTGTCCGCTGTCGAGGACGCCGATCAGGAAGTCGCCGTTGTGGTACCGTACCTGCGCGAGCGTGCCGCTGAGCTCGTCCACGGATGGCCTCAGGCGTTAGAAGGGAAGGTTGTCCATGACCTTCGGGTCCTCGCGCTGCACGTTCTCGGCGCGGCGATAGCCGTCGAAGGTGATCTTGGCGAGCTTCCGGCCGTTGTACTCGTCGTGATACCAGGTGGTGTGGGCTGCTCGCCCGACGAGATGTTCTGGCAATACCTCGGTTCCGTTCTGGAGCTGAATGCCGAGCCGGGTGATCACGAGTTTCGCTCGCTGCATTGCGGCGCCCGGCGCGAAGGTGATGTTGTCGTAGCCGATCAGGTCCTTCGAGTCGCCTTCGACGACCTTATGCTTGATGCTCCACATCTCGTCGCCCTTGCTCGAGGTCTTCTGCTCGACCTCGACGATACGGGTGAGGTGTTCTCCCTCGCTGATGAGGGCGTCCTCCTGGATCTCGTTCCAGTTGGCTTTCATCTTCTGTCTCCTTGCTAGAGTGTGTTTCAGTCGGCCGACGGCCAGTGGACGAAAAGTTCTGGTTCTTGAGGAAGCCTACGATCAGGTCGGCCACGAGTTCGACGACTTCCTTCGCTCGTTGCGGCGTTAAGACCTAAAATCCCGGCCAAATTATAACTATGTCTGTCTCGGCGGTTCGATACCGAAAGCGGCAAAGAGGTCTCGCTGCCTTTTCGAAACCTCAGTGAGAACGGTTTTCTTCTCGCCGAGATAGATCCG